ATCCTAGAGCAGAATTACCGACATCATTAGATCAAACTATTGATAATTTAACTAGAATGAGAACTGATGGAAGCGTTGGTACTATACCTGTACGTCCTGATAGGATGCCACAACAACAACAGATACCTTTATCAAGAAGATTATTCTCAGATGCTATCATTCCTTCTACACCAGAACCTATAATTGGTGGAACTGACATAATACCAGTATCTCCAGAAAGAGGTGATTTTAGGAATATGTCGATAGAAGATATACGAGCTAGAATGGGAAATCCTAATATTGATGTTAATGATAGAGGAGATCTAGTTCAGTATGAATTAAATGAATACGGAGAACCAATATCAGAATCAATATTAATTGAAGGGTATGCTGGATACACTCCAACTGGACAAGGATATGGTGGAAACCTTGAATCTTATTTGGATAGTCTTGATATTCAACTTTTTGATAGATAAGGTACAATCAATGCCGACATACAAAATAAAACCAGGTGATAGTATTTTCAAAATATCTAAGAATACTGGAGTTCCGCCTGAGGAAATAATATCTTTGAATAATATAAAGAATAATAGAATATTTGCTGGTCAAACATTGAACTTACCTTATATTCGTACTCCTGAAGAGCAAAGACAAATTAGATTAGATGAGTTTTTAAATAGAGAAATTACTAATGAAGAAAGAGCATTATTGGATGCTATTTCATCTGCTGAAGGAACTAAAGGATATGGAACTATCTTTGGTAGAAAAGAAATACCGGGTATAGCAAAAGGTGACTACACAATACAAGAGATAATTGATATGTCTCTTAGTAAAAAGTATCCAGATGGTACAGATGTAGGATATGGTACATTTAAAGACGATGAAGGGAATATATTATCATCTGGAGCAACTGGAAGATATCAGTTTATGGGTAAAACTTTAAAAGGTTTACTTTCAGACACATTGAGACTACCTTCATTATTAAATGAGAAATTTACACCAGAGATGCAAGATAGATTAATTTTAAAATTACTAAGTAGCAATTATAAAATAACTCCTGAAAGTTTAAAAGGAGGTTTAACTACAGAATTAGTTAATAAGTTATCTGCTCCTTTTGCTTCTTTTCCTACAGAAAAAGGTGTATCAAGATATCCAGGACAGAAAGCTAAACCTTCACAAGATATTATAGATAGTTACATTAAAGCATTAGAACTTTATAAATCACCACCAATAAATACATCTACTTCAAGATGGATAGTGGGATAATCACTGTGAAAGGTTGAGGAATATATCTTCAACCTTCATAGCTTCCTCTTCTCTACGTCTCCACTCGTCCCATGACTGAGCAGGTTGTTTGCCTGCCCATTGCCATTGACAGTGATGCCAGATCTCGTGAACCATTACATGATCCTTGTACATACCGGGACTGACATACACCACACCAATATCACCTGCTAGATAAAATGTCTTGTTGCTAGTCGTAATGACTAGATCATCAGGATGACAGTTCAGTAGAGCTAAGAAAGCTATGACGGTATCCAACATATTACCTCCTATATCTCACACGCTCCTGCTGTGCAAGCTAAAGTTTGTGTACCTTCAACATTATCATCTTCCTCAATCAATTCATCCCAGTAGATAGCAGATGGCATCTTTCTAAGAAGATCAAGATACTGCTCCTCAGTACATTCCTCATATGGTGCTTGCTTATAAGTACCACCATCATATGGTAAGAACGACACACCACTGATGTCATCAAAGTTCTTCCATACCCATGACCCCACCTCAACCCATTCGTCCTCTTTGACTGAGATAGTCACTGATGGTTTATGCTCACACCAATCCTTCTGATACATCATCCACAGATCCAAGTGTTCAATAGCTGTGAGATCCTCCCTGAGTAAAGCTGAATCAGGTGCTTTCTTAGGGAAGCTAAAGACTATCGTTGACTCTGGTCGTAATACACACTCTTCTGATGGGATGCCCTTTTCCTGTAAGAACGTAGTGAGAGGGTCTTTCTTGTCCCCTCTGACACGCCTAATATAATAGCGACTATGTCGTGGATGAATACCAGAGGCGCTATCAACAAGCTGACTAACAGTCCCACTAGGCTTAACGCAAGTAATAGCAGCAGAAGGCTGAACGCCAAGATCAGTTGCAAGCTCCAAGTTTGTATCGACAGAAACCAAACGTAGTCTCTGTAAAAGCGTCTTAGTCTGTTCAACATTATCTCCTAGTGTTTTGTTGTCTAATATCCCAGTAAGAGATACACCAAGCAATCTCTCTTCCTCTGTGTTACGTTGCCATATCTTTCTAAGATAAGGGAAGTGAGTCATCGTAGATTGATACGTTCCTAGTATCGTAGCTAGTCTAACCTTACGCTCAAGATCATAGATCGTATCTGATTCTCTGACAACTACTTCTGATAAGTTACAGAACTGATAAGGTCTGAGTATAATCTCAGAACAAGGATTAGTACCAAACTCTTGCTCGTAATCTCTACGACCATTCTTCTTAGATTGCTCTACTGCAGCCTCACGATTAAAGATACCACGTTCACCAGAGTGTGACTGATATAAGCTGGTCCACTCATTTAAGAACTGACCTACATCTGGCTTCTCACTATATACAGCAGAGTTATTAGCTAAAGCTCTTTGTGGATTATCTACCCACCAGTTACCTGTCTTAGCATGACGCATCTTGTCATCCTCAAGATCAGATAATGAGATCATAGCAGAACGTCTAACACCACCTACTACCACAACCTCTGCCACCTTACACATGATATCATGGCACTCAAGTGTGTTTAGTTTACGCCCAGCAGCAGCTTTAAACTTACGAACAACAAACTCAAACAACTCATTGAGAGGACCAGGACCACTAGCTCTACCACCAAAGGTCTTAAGTCTAGCACCAGCAGGTCTTATCTTAGATACATCCCACTTAGGTATTTCACCAGAGTATAGCAATGCTATCACTTGACGAAGTGCTTTAGCCCAACCTTCTTTGCTATCAGCTACAACCACAGTAGTGTCTGAGTCAAACATCTTCTCAGGAACATCAGGTAACTTAGCTATGTATTTGTGTTCAACACTAAACCCCACACCAGTACCACAAAGCAGGATGTACATAGCTTCATCAAATGACTTAGGATCATCCACTGGTAGATAGCTACAGTTATACCCTGCCGTATTGTCCCTCTCTAGGGCTTTACCAGCAGTCATAATAGATCGCATAGAGGGAACTACCTCTAAGTTTTTAATTGCCTCACGAAGCTCTGAGTCAACCTCAACAGGTATCTTGTAACTATGTTTGGACTCTAAATGTTTATTCATAAAGTCCATGTAACGGTCTACAGTTTCAAACCAATCCTCTCTCCTGTTTTCATTATCTAAAAACCTAGAGTATCGAGACTTAGCAATGTATTGCTGGTAAAAGTCCATCATCATATTTCCTTTACAAGTGTGTCATATTTATCTTGGATTACATCCTCGAACCTATCGAGTATATCAGCAGAAGTAAGATCAAGCAACTCTATTATTGTTGTTTCATCAAACTGCATGAGCTTATCTTTTAATTCATCTATCGTAAGGTTCATCGTTTAGTTCCTTATTTAAATCTTCATTTGTCATGACGACAAGTGATGCATAACCGCTAATATCGTGCCAAGAATCATTGAGATAATAATTACCGTTTAGAATTCTAGCTAACTTATTGGCAATCATATCACAACTCTCTCTGGCATATTCTGGCATTATAAAATAATTAGGTGACATCCTCATAACAGCTTTAATGCCCTGACTGATCTCACCTACAGTCTTGTAATGACCATATTTTTCTTCTCTATCCTCTAATGTTTTTTTAACGTCTCTCATAATCCACACATCCCTTCACATTCGTTATCAAAAAGATCCATCTGATTGTCTATTAATTTAGGCTTGAATTCTACTTGATCTAGTGGAATGCAAGACCTATGTAAAAACATTTCTCCTTTAATTCTAGTATTACTTGTTGATCTTAATCCTTTATCAAAAGCTATAGCTTGTTCAAACTCTTTTGGAGTTTTATCCCTAGTTTCTATCCAATGATCGTCACTCTTATAAGGACAAAAGAAACAAGCAGATTTCTCAGGTAGTGGATAGTTATTATCTTTAAACCACTGTAAGCATTGATTTCTACTGATGTTTAATTCAATAAGAGGATGTCTATTTTCAATGTACTTGTCTCTTGAAGGTTTCATCCTTTGAATTTCGTCAGTAGATATTCCTATCCATTGTTCCACATATTTATCTTTAGGAAATCTCTCACCAAAACCAATACCACATAGTTCTCTTATTTTTCTTCTTACTGGCTGTATCTTATATTCATTAGTACATTGCCTCCTTAACATTCCTTTAGTACCATCAAGATTTTTAATAAAGAAAGGTGCTGGTGCAAATCGTTCTCCTTCCTTCATAGTATCTTCTGTTAAGTTTCCTTTTTGAACTACATAAATTGGAAACGGTAGCTCTGATTTTAAAAACTCTAAATAAGAATAAATAGAATCAGGTTCTGCTCCTGTATCAGCAAAAACAGCACAATCAGGCATAGGAAGCTTTCCTTTAGCAGCCATCAAAGCCATAGCCGAACTTTGAACTCCTACTCCTAAACTGATTACTGTAAGGATCTTTTCTTTATTTTCCATAAGTTTTCCTCAAGTAATTAATTGATACAGGCATTTCATCAAAACTACCATCATTTACTTCATTCAGCATCCAGATTCCAGACCATGAACCATTAGTCTGTGGACTGAGATACTTTTCATCATGCTGATAGAAAATACCAGCAAAGATGCCAGTAATTCCTGTGCCATCAGCTTTACGTCCAAAAGATATATCTCTATCCTGAACATGACCCATGATACAACTCATGTGTTTCTTTTGTAATAATAAACCAGGATTAGTTACTGGTCTACCCATTACACCAGAAGTAAAGTAATGACTGTATGCTATTCCATTGATGATAGGAACTTCAAGAAAATCATGGACTTCCCATCCATACTTCTTTAGATTAAAGTCAGAGTATCCTATCAAACCATCTAGCTTTCTGTCTGATTCAATAGCTCTTTCGATTCTCTGTTCATGGTTACCAATAAGAAATACTTTCTTAGGTTTCCATACTTTCTTCTTGTTGTCTCTACATCTCTTTTGCTCATCAAGGATAGGTTTCATAAAGATATCCATAGCTTCATTACCAGCTTTGATATCTTGACTATATGTCCTACCCTCAAATGCTTTCTTACCAACATCATAAATACTTAGACTAGGCATATCCCAGTGATCTCCAAGATGGACAATCACATCGGGCTTAGTCTTTGCAGCGTAATGACCAGCCCACTCTAAATGCTCAAATGAGTTGCCTGGCTTACATTGAGTATCAGGAATGACTAAGTGTCTCATTTTACCCTTTCAAGTAAGTCAATAAAGTATACAGCATCTACTACAACCAGTGGCTTAGAATGGTTCTGTTTAATAACAAGGATAGGTTCTCTATCATCAGGACAATTATCCACAGCCTGAGAGTAGAAAGCATAGACACCAATAGAGCTTCTCGATTTACACTCTACAGAGATGCCTAACTTGTCACCTGCCTCCTGACTAAACAGTATATCTTCACCACCAGCACCCATACTAG